TGAAATACAAGGTGAAAAGATAGTAAACGCTACTATTTTATCAGATATACAAGTTGAGAAAAAAGGTTATACAACTAAAATGTATTATAGATGGACACAAGAAGAAATAATAGGCAATAGTTTATTGATACAACAAAAATATACTAATGAAAATGGAGAGCCAATATTAAAACCAGCAGTATATAAAGAAATAAATGATAGAATTATAATACCAAATGTAGATAGATGTTTATTTGGTTATTTTAAAAGCCCAATAGATAATCGTAAAAGTGGAGGAACATATGGAGTTCCTATTACATATGGTTGTGGTAGCACAATAAATGAGATATATGAAGTAATAGAACAAATTAAGAGAGAATATCATTTAAAGGAGGCATTTGTAGGAGCAGATACTACTATGTTTAAAGGAGATAATGCTTTACCAACAAATGGTTTATATCGAAAAGTAGATAGTGGAGATGATACTTTTTGGGAAGTATTTGACCCAGCAATAAGAGATAGTTCTTATTATGCTAGATTACAAGAATTATATGAAAGATTAGAAAAACAAGTTGGTACCAGTAAAGGGGTGTTGACTAATGTAGAAACTTCTAATGCAACTGCTACTGAAATTAAAAGAGCAATGTATGATACATATACAATAGTAGAAGATAGTAGAGAACAATTTGAAAAAGGTTTAAATGATTTTATGTATGCTTGTGATGTGTTAGCGAATTATTATAATTTAGGACCACAAGGAGAATATGAAATTATTTATGATTGGAGTTATGTTTTATTAGAAAATAGTCAAGAAACTTGGAACCAATTAATTGCTGGTAAGAATAATAATGTAGTTAAGGAAGTTGAATTAAGACAATTCTTAATGCCAAGTGAAACTATTGAAGAAGCAGAACAAGCAATTGCTGATATAAAAGCAAATTCACCTAGTGCTAGAGATTTATTGGGTATTGAATGATAGAAGAAAGAATTACACAAAGAATATATAAAACACAAGAACGTATCCTTAAGGAGTTAGGAGAAGTCCTTAGAAGAATAAAGCAATTAAGACCTAGTGAATTATACCGAATAAAGCAATTGTTAAAATATGGAACTAAAAAAGATGAAATTTTAAAAGTAATAGCAGATGCTTTAGGAACAACAGTATATGATAGTGCTCAATATTTAGATGAATATGCTAAAAGAGATTATAGTTTTGCTAAAGTATATTATGATGCTAATGAAGTGCCTTTTATTAGTTATGAAAACAATATATTCTTAAAAGCAAGAATAGATGGAATAATAAAAGAAGTAAATAAAAAAGAAATAGAGTTATTAAGAAGTACAGGTTTAACATATATTGATAGATTTGGTAATAAAGTAACTAAGCCATTAGAAGAAGCATATGTTGAGATTGTAGATAAAGCAGTTGATGAAGTGGCAATGGGAATGGAAACATTTGAAAGTGCTACTGCTAAACAATTAAAGACACTAGCAAAGAATGGTTTACAGACTATTGAGTATGAGAGTGGAAGGCATAGAAGATTAGATACTGCATTAAGAATGAATATTAATGATTATATAAATCAAATAGCCATAGAACAACAAAGAATTATGGGAGAGCAATTTAAAGCAGATGGTTATGAAATATCAGTACATGAGTTTCCAGCAATAGACCATGAAGATTTACAAGGCAAACAATTTAGTATAGAAGAATATAACAAGTTAAACAATGGAGAAGAAGCAATAGCATATGATAAAACAAAAATAAAAGCAGATACACATAGGCGTATGATAGGTATGTATAATTGCCGACATATTGCATATTCTATTGTATTAGGAATTGATAACCCAAGATATACAAATGAAGAATTACAAAAGATAAAAGATAGAAATGATAAAGGTTTTATTTTAGATGGCGTTAGATATACAATGTATGAAGGAACACAAATGCAAAGGAAAATGGAAACTAATATCCGTAGAGTTGGAGATGAAATTACAATCAATGAAGCATATGGAGATAAAGAAAGAGTTACGTTTTTAAAAGGTGTTAGAAATCAAATGATTGCAGAATATAACGCCTTTAATAAATTAACAGGATTAAAACCTTATTATGAAAGATTAAGAACATATAAATAATATTGCATATTTTTTAAAGATATGCTACACTATTGGCGAGAGAATTTAATCTCTTGTTCTAAGATGAATGGTTAGGGCGTTAGAACTAACTGGGCATAAGGAGGAAATTATGGAACAAGAAAACTTAGTAGAACAACCAAAGACATTTGATGAAATGTTAGAAAACAAAGAATATCAAAGTGAGTTCGACAAAAGGGTTCAAAAAGCAATTGCGACGGCTAAATCTAAATGGGATAAAGAACAATTAGATGTTAAAGATAGCAAAGATAATGAGGCAATAGCCAAGTTAGAGGAGCAGATACAGAAATTAAATCAAACAATATTAGATAGAGATAGACAAGCAGAAGAAAAAGTAAAAGAAGAAAAACTTAATAAGGATATTAATGAAGTTATTAAAGACAAACAATTTGTTAATGATTTTACTAAAACTGCTATTATTAATGAAATAAAAAATAGTTTAAAAACCAAAGATAATGCTAATATTAAAGATTTATTTGATGAATTAGTTAAAGATAAAGAAGGTATATTTGTTAACCCAAATGCTCCTAAAGATATACCAAATACGAATGAGGAAGTATTTGCAGAAGTAGATAAAGAGTCATTCAATAAAATGGGTTATAAAGAAAGATTAATTCTTAAGCAAGAAAACCCAGAGTTATATGAACAATTAACCAAAAAATAAGAAGGAGTGAATAAAAATGGCAGTAACAAAATTAGAAAATTTAGTCGACCCAGAAGTTATGGCTGATATGATTAGTGCTAAACTTCCTAACGCAATTGTAGCAACACCATTTGCTAAAGTTGACACTACATTAGAGGGTCGTCCAGGAAGTACTATTACAGTACCAAAATATGAATATATTGGAGACGCAGAAGAAGTTGCAGAAGGTGTAGCACAAGGAGATGCAACATTAACAGCAACAACTGCAGAATATACAGTTAAGAAAATTGTTAAAGATGTTACTTTAACAGATGAAGCAGTATTAAGTGGTTATGGAAATCCAGTAGGAGAAGCAAATAGCCAATTATTAAAATCTATTGCTAGTAAAGTTGATAATGATGTTATTGATGAATTACAAACAGCACCAGTAGCATTAAAAGCAGCAAGTGTAATTTCTTATAATGGAATTGTAGATGCAATTGATTTATTTAATGAAGAGCAAAATGTTGATAAGGTAATGTTTATTGCACCTACACAAGTTTCTACATTAAGAAAAGACGCTAATTTCATTAGTGCAGATAAATATAATAACAATGTTATTATGCGTGGTGAAATTGGTATGGTTGCAAATGCACGTATTGTACCAAGTAGAAAAGTTACATTAGATGATAGTTATACATTAACAAGTGATACAACTATTACAGGTGGTAAAACATATTATGTTAAAAATGGAGTAGAGTTTGAAGCAGTATCTAATCCAGTAGCAGCAGACCTTGGAAAGTATTATGAAAAAGATGCTGCAAAATATTATCATTGCCCAATTGTAGAATTAAAACCAGAAGACCAAACAGGTGATGAAATCCCTGCAGTTACAATCTATTTAAAAAGAGATGTAAATGTTGAAAAGGATAGAATTGTAAAAGGTAAGAAGACTTTAATTTCTGCTGATGAGCATTATGTTGCAGCATTAACTGATGAAAGTAAAGTAGTAGTAGCAAAATTCCCTGCATCTTAGGAGGTAATTTATGAAAGATTATATTTTAGGAGAAAAAATTATTAGTACAACTCCAGAGAAATATGAAAGTACCTTTAAGGCTATGGGCTATATGCCACTAAAAAAACAACCTAAAAAAGAAGAAAAAAAGGTTGAAGAAGTAAAAATAGAAAAAACTTTAAAAAAAGAGAAAAAAGAAGATTAAGAGGAGGTGCTTAAGAGATGTATCTAACTTATGAAAAATATAAAGAGTTAGGTGGAGAACTCGAACAAGCACCTTTTACTCTATTAGAATATAAATCTCGTAAACAAATTGATAAATATACGTTTGGAAGATTAATACAAGGCATACCAGAGAATTTAAAGCAAGATATAGAAAAGACTATGATGTCTTTAATGGAATTTAACACATCTAACAAAACAAGTAATGTAGTAAGTGAAACTATTGATGGGTATTCTGTTTCTTATGGAGATACAGAAGAAAATGAAAATAAAATTAAAGCAATGGTCAATGATTTATTAGAAGGATTAGAGATTGATGGTGTGCCTTTAACCTATTGTGGTGGTGTAAATGATTACAAGAGGATATATTACCCTATATCATAAAATAAAAGGTCGACATCCTAGTTGGAATAAATATGAGATACATGATGTTTGGTATTTTGGAGGACATGGAAGTAGATTTAATAAGGGTATTGCCGAAGCAAATGATTTACAAGTAAGAATACCTTATGGGTTAATAGAAATAGATAATATTTCAATAGGAGATTTAATTGTAATAGGTAAAGGAAATGATATTACTACTACAAGCGAATTAGAAGAATATTACACAATAAATAGTATAAATGATAATAATTTTGGAAATAGTCCTCATATACATTTAGGGGCAAGATAATGGCAGTTAAGTTTCCACCTACGAGTCATATTAAAGTGGCTTTAGGAATACAGCCTGATGGTCCTGTAATAAAGAAAATATGTACCAGGAGGAGAAGGAAGTCATTTAAATAGAAATGTTAAATTTAAAGGCAATTCTATTATTTATGATAGTCCTTATGCACATTATCAATACATAGGAAAGTTATATGTTATGGATAATGGAAAAGGTGCTTATTATAGTCCTACATATGGGTTTTGGAGTGATAAAGATAAAAGTAAAACTCCTACTGATAGAGATTTAAAACACCCATATGGAGGAGGACCTTATTGGGCAGAAGAAATGATGGCTGCTGAATATAATGATTTAGTAAAAGACACCGAA